TGGATGTTCAATTCGTTCTTCACGTATTGAACCTGCTGTTGCGTTTGGCGGTATAGTTACGGAGGCTCGAAATCTTTCTAAAGATTGATTTCGTTCTTGATATTTTTGATATCCTTTTTGTGCTAATTTTTTTGTTTGATATTTAAATTGGTTAAAATAATTACCAGGTAATGGAGTAACTTTAACTGTTCTCATTGTATTATTTTTTTCAAAATCTTGTGGGACTCTATAGGCAACCTTTATAGTTCCTCTATTTCTACCTGGTAAAGTTAAAAGAGTTGTCTTATATTCCCCTGGTTGAGCTTGTTTAGGAATATTTACATTATAATAAAATTGTTTTACATAATTTATACCACCAAAATTGTCAGGTGTATATTCTGTTGGATGTCTGTAGCCTCTGTCTAGTCTAATTCTATTAGGATCTGTTCGTCTTCTTTCTCTATATAATCCTTGATTAATTCTTTCTATATCTTCTGGATTAATTCTTTCAGAAGTTTGGTTATTCATTGAACTAATTATATATTATATACATTTTATTTATTACTAAAGTGTAAAAAAATAATCAAACAAATTAGCAAAACTAAAACACTTATAAAAATATATTTATGTTTTAATTTTTGTTCTTCTTTTTTTTTTACTTGTTTAGGTTTATAATCTTCGTAAAATGCATCCATTGCTTCGTAATATCCTATTTCAGATTTACCTAAAAAAATATTTATTTTATTATGGATAAACCATACCCATTTAATAAAACTTTCTTTATTTGATAAATAAGACTGTGGAGGATAATTATCTAAAAATTTAGAGAATGTATTACCCATATTTTCATTGGGTAAAAATAAAGGAAAATTCATTATCAAATCATAATATTTTCTTTTAGTAACATCATTAGGATTATTAGGATATGTTAAAGCAATTGTATATAAAAATTTCCAATATAATGGTCCCCAAACTTTGTGATCTAAGTATGTAATCATAATTTATTTATAAATATATTTAATTACTTGTTAAAAAACATAATTAATATATTTATATTAGAGAGATTTATACAAAAGCATATAAAAACATAACAACAAAATATATAGTTAAAACGAAAAATGAATTCAAAGAAAAATACATTTTGCAATAATTGTGGCAAGTTAGGTCATTTATTTCATCAGTGCAAGATTCCAATAACGTCAATAGGTGTAATAGCAATAAGAAAAAATAATAATAATACAGAGATTTTACTAATAAGAAGAAAAGATAGTTTATCGTTTGTGGATTTCATGAGAGGCAAATATAATTTAGAAGATAAAAACTATTTAATAAATTTATTTAATAAAATGACATTAACTGAGAGAGATTTTATATTAAATAATGAATTTGATAAACTTTGGAATTATCTATGGGGAACACATATAACAAATCAATATAAAAATGAAGAAAAAACGTCAAAATATAAGTTTCAACAATTAAAAAGTGGTATAAAATTGAATAATGATTTTTATAATTTAGAAAATATAATAAATTTTTGTGTTGAAAAATATTTAGAACCAGAATGGGGGTTTCCAAAAGGTAGAAGAAATTATCAAGAAAGAGATATGGTTTGTGGTTTAAGAGAGTTTGAAGAAGAAACAGGTTATGATAAAAATGACTTAATAAATATAACAAATATATTACCATTAGAAGAAATTTTTACAGGTTCAAATTATAAATCATATAAACACAAATATTTTTTAGGATATATAAATAATACAAATGAACCAAAAAAAGAATTTCAATTATTTGAAATAAGTAAAATTGAATGGGTAAATATAGATGATGCAGAAAAGTATATTAGAAATTATAATATAGAAAAAAAGAAAATATTATTAGAATTAAATAAATTATTAAAAAGTTATAAACTATATATTTAATATATAATGAGTAATACACAAAAAAAAGAAGAAGAAATTGATAAAATAGAATCTCCTATTATAGAAATAGAAGAATTAGAAGATGATATTGAAATAGATAAAATAGAAGAAGATTCAGAAAATGATACAGATATAGAAGAAGAAAATGAAGAAGAAGATTCGCAAGATGAAGAATTAGAAGAAGATTTGCAAGATGAAGAATTAGAAGTAGATTTACAAGATGAAGAATTAGAAGAAGATTTGCAAGATAAAGAATTAGAAGAAGATTTGCAAGATGAAGATGAAGAATTAGGAAGTAAACAAGAATCAGTAGGAAGTTTAGAAGATGAAGTTGTAGGAAAAAAAAATTTAGAATTATACAATTTGTTTAAAAACAATATAAATAATTTTAATTTTGATAAAAGTATATTAGAAAGAAATGAGGATAAATTAACAAATAAAAAAGATGCTCAATATTTTCTAAATGCAATAGAGTTATTAAATCAAAAATTATTAAATGAAAGTTCAAATGAAAGAATAGAAGAAAATGGAAAAATATTTATGATGGATTATTTACATCCTGAATTAGATGATAAAAATTTAAACTTTAAAATAAGTAAAAGAAAGGAATTTAATGAATATAATTATAAGTTAAATGTAAATGGAAATATAGAAGAAGAAGCAGAAAAATTATGTAATAAAGGTTTTGAACTTGCTCCACATCAAAATTTTATAAAAAATTTTCTATCAGAATTTACACCATACAATAGTATATTATTATTTCATGGTTTAGGAACAGGTAAAACTTGTTCCGCTATTGGTATTGCAGAAGAAACAAGAAGATATATGAAATATAATGGTATAGAAAAACAAATTTTAGTTGTAGCATCTCCAAATGTGCAATTAAATTTTAGGATACAACTATTTGATGAAACAAAATTAAAATATGAAAATGAACGCTGGGTAATAAATAATTGTGCTGGTCAAAATATTTTAGATGAAATAAATGCACTTCAATCGAAGATTTCAAAATCAAAAGTAATAAAATTAGTCGATAATATAATAAATAATTATTATACATTTATAGGATACATTGAATTAGCTAATTTAATAAATAAACATTCAAATATAAATAATATTTTAAAAGAGAATCCAAAAATAAGTAAAAAGAAACAAAATTTATTAATTAAAAATAAATTGGATAAATTTTTTAATAATAGATTAATTATAATTGATGAAATCCATAATATAAGAGATACAAAAGAAAATTCAAATAAATTGGTTGCTAAACAAGTAGAAAATTTAGTAAAAAATGTAAATAATTTAAAATTGGTTTTATTATCAGCGACTCCAATGTTCAATGATTATAAAGAAATAATATTTTTAACAAATTTATTAAATGCAAATGATAAACGAAGTTTAATAGATATAAAAGATGTATTTAATAAAGATGGCTCATTTATAGAAGATGAGAATGGAAATGAAACTGGAAAAGATTTATTAAGAAGAAAATTAAATGGTTATGTCAGTTATGTAAAAGGAGATAATCCATTTATTTTTCCATATAGAATATTACCAGAATTATTTGATATAGTTAATAGTTCAAAAAATAAAAACTTTAAGTATCCAGTAAATAATATAGTTGGAAATAGATTAGAAGAAGATACAAAAATAGATTATTTTGATTTATATTTATCAAAGTTAAATGACTATCAAGAGAGAGTTTATAATTATATAGTTAATAAAACAGATTTTAAAAATGAAAGTGATTCTTATAAATATACATTATTATTAAAACCGGTAGAAGCACTAAATATAGTATATCCCAATAAAGAATTAGAAACAGTATCACTAGAAGAAATGTCATCACTAAAAATAGATATAAAAAAATTAGTTGGAAAAACAGGTTTATCAAATATCATGACATATGAAGAAGATTTAAAATTAGGTAATAGATTTAATTATAAATTTATAGATAGTAAGACACCAAATATATTTTTGAGAGAAAATTTAATAAAATATAGTTCAAAAATATCAAATATAATTAATTCCATAGAAAATTCAAATGGTCCAATTATTATATATTCTCAATTTATAGATGGGGGGTTAATACCCCTAGCGTTGGCATTAGAATCTTATGGTTTCAAAAGATTTGGAAATTCAAAATCATTATTAGAAAAACCACCAGTTGAAGAGCTAGATATATATTCTTATAAACCAAAAAGTCAAGCAATAAAAGAAACAAATAAATTCAAATGTGCAAAATACATAATGATAACTGGTGATAAAGTTCTTTCACCGAATAAAGAAGAAGAATTAAAAGCTTGTAATGATCCTAATAATGTAAATGGCGAAAATATAAAGATAATATTAATATCGAGTGCAGGTAGTGAAGGTTTAGATTTTAAATATATAAGACAAATTCATATATTAGAGCCATGGTATAATATAAATAGAATAGAACAAATAATAGGAAGAGGTGTAAGAACATGTAGTCATAAAGATTTATCATTAACTGAAAGGAATGTCCAAATTTATATGTATGCTTCAATTTTATCTAATCCAACAATAGAAACAGTAGATTTATTAATTTATAGAAAAGCGGAAGAAAAAGCAAAATTAATAGGACAAATAACAAGATTAATGAAGGAAATAAGTGTAGACTGTCATTTAAATTATGATTTAACATTATTTAATGAAAATAAATTTTCACAAATAGTAAATAATAAATTACAAATAAAATTATCAAATAATAATCAAGTAGATTATATAATTGGAGACAAACCATTTACTTCATTATGTGATTATATGGAAAATTGTGAATATAAGTGTTACCCAAATAAAGATACTAATAATTTAGAAGAAAATAAAATAGATAATTTTAAAACATTTAATGATATATATTTGGAAACAATAAATACAAAAATAATAAAATTAATAAAAGATTTATATAAGGAAAATTATTTTTATAGTAAAGTAGAATTAATTTCTTTAATAAATATGAAAGAAGATTTTTCATTATTAGCAATAAACAATGCATTAGATGAGTTAATAAATAATGATTTGCAAACAATAGTAGATAAGTTTGGTAGAAAAGGTAGATTAATAAATATTGATGAATTATATATTTATCAACCATTAGATTTGGATTATGAACATACATCAATCTATAATAGAAGCACTGAACTAGATAGTATTTCAGATTCTATTGTATATGAAATACCTGATAAAATAGAAAAAGGTGTAAAAGTTCCGGAAGAAAAAGTAGTAAAAGAAGATTTCAAAGAAGGAGAAAAAATATTTAAAGAAATAATAAAAAATTATAATAATATTATACAAGGAAATACTAATTATGTTAAAAAGAAAGAAAAAAGTAAATATAATTTACTGGCACATGTTATTAATTTAAATAATAAAAATTCAAATATTTTCAACTATGATTTTGATTTATTACCAAGTATTATTTTACATATTTTAATTGATAATCTTTCAGTTGATTTATATAAAAATTTATTCATATATATTTTTAATACAATAGAAGATTATAGACAAAGTGATTCAGAATATTTAAATATAATTGAATTAATAAAAAAATATTTAGATGATTCTGTAATAAGTTTAGAATACAAAGGAAATATATTAAATGGTATAATTTATGCTAATACTAGTGAATATGATAAATATACATTATTTTTAATAAATAATGATGATAAAGGTAAGATAAAATTAATAAAGGGTAAGCAGATGGATTATAATAGATTTCAAGAAATTATTATGAATAAATATTTAGTAGAAGAGTCATTATATCCATCAGCGTATGCTTATATAGAAGAAGGTAAAAAATTGGATGATTTTTATGATTTTAAAATAATATATTTTATGCGTGAAAAACGAACATATTCAAATGGTAGAATATGTAATAATTTTCATAGAATAGAAGATAAATATAAATCTTTCATGCATGAATTTTTATCAAAAGAAGTTTATGATAGTCTAAATAAGAAATTTAAATTAGGAACATATTTATGTGTAATAGCAGAGTTATATTTTAGGTATTATGATATAATTGAAAAAGATGGCAAAAAATGGTTTTATTCTATGAATCATGCGTTAATTAATAATATGTTAAAATTATCAAAGGATAAACTAGTATAATAAAAAAATAAAAAATTAAAAATGAAAAAAATATTAATTTAAAAAAAACTTAATATTTTTGAATAATTTTTAATTGAATAATTTTTAATTGAATAATTAAAAATTGAATAAATTAAAGATATATTTATATATTTATATTAGTGATGAGTATAAGTAAAATTTATTCGAAAGTTATGTTATCAGATAAATTAGAAATAAATTTTAAAAATATTAATTCACAAATATATAATACATTAGAAAAAATTATTAAAAAAAAAGTAGAAGGTATTTGTATTGACGAGGGTTTTGTTAAAATAGGTTCAGTAAATTTAATATCATATTCATCTGGTGAATTGTATGCTAACAAAGTTATAATTGATGTTGTTTATGAATGTTTAGTAGCAAATACAGTAGAGTCTATGACTTTTGATTGTATAGTAAAATCAATTACAAAAGTAGGAATCAGAGCAGAAATAAATGAAAGTGTAAGTCCATTTGTTATATTTATTGCACGAGATCATCATTTTGATAATGAATTATTTTCTAAAATAAATGAAAATGATATTATAAATGTTAGAGTTTTAGGACAGAGATATGAATTAAATAATAAATTTATATCAGTAATAGCAGAATTAGTAAATATAAATAATTATGAAACATCTAAAGGAGAATTAAAAGATGTAGATGATTTAGTTGGTGGAAAAAATAAAGCAAAAAATAAACTAATTGAAAAAAAGAATAATATTAATAAATTAAAATCAAAATAAATAATACACTAATATATAAATATGTATGATTTAAGTAATTTTAATAAAATTAGTGATTATTTATTTATTTTAAATGGAGCATACTTTTCTGATTTATGGATAATGTTTTTTATTTTTTATACAAAAGATAAATATGGCTCTTGGAATATTTTACGTGACTGGTATAAAAAGTATCAATTAGGAGGAGTTTTGGCAGATGTAACAATATTAATTATTGGATTTATATTAACAAGATTTATTATTACAATATTAAAAATAAAATCTAATATTTTTATATTTATTGGTTTATTTTTAGTTTTACAAATAATACATGATATATTATTTTATTTGTTTTTTATGAATTTACCTAAAAAAACTAATGCAATGATAGATTTTTTTAAATTATATGCCAAAGAAGCTAGTTATAAAGCAATAATAGGTGATAGTATAATGGTAGTTGTAGCATATGTTGCCGCATTATTATTTTCAAAATTATCTATAAATTTGAATATTATATTATTAACAATTATGTTATATATTACGCCATTTTTTCTGAATACAAATTAATAATTAAACATTATTCATAATAATTTTATATAAATATAACCCTAATATAATTATATAAGATACATCCGCGCTCAAATCTTTCTTGTTATAATTTTTTTTATTAATTTTCCATAAACATTTATTATATACAAATCTTGAAATTAATGTAATAATTAGTATTAAAGTTGCTAATAAATTTGTATATGTATTTTTAAACAAAAACAAACCAATTATTAAAATAAATGGAAAAATTTGACTTATTATAATCATTATCATATTATATTTTTTTATTACACTTATTATTCCTATAAATTGAACTATACTGCAAAAAAATAATATATTTTTATCTATTTTCTCATTTATATTAATTAATAAAAAATTTGTAAATATAAAGATTATTACAATAATACCTATTAAAAAATTACTTGGACCCATTATATATATTTAATACTTTTTTTGTATAAATATGTTGTAATTAAAAATAGGAATCCTCCCCATGTTAAATCAATTAATCCAACATTAACATTCCAATCTTCAAAAATAGCGATATTAGTGGTTTCGTAAACTCCATAAATAAAGAATCCAAGTAAAAACGCATCTAAAAATGTTCCTTTTTTGAAAATAATAAAATAATATAAAGATGAAATTAAAATTAAATAGCTAGTAATAGTTGGTAAAATTTTCATGGATAATGGTGAACCTTGTATTTTTTTAATCATAGTTTGAAAATTATTACGCATTAAATATAAAAATCCAGCATCTACTATTATAAATATTAAACCTAGTAATAATAATTGTTTTAACATAATATATATATATAAAGAATATTAAAAGATAATTAAAATATATAATATTTAATAATAATGCAATCAAAAAATGAAAATGAAACTGTAAATGAAAATGTAAATGTTAATGAAAATGTAAATGTTAATGAAAATGAAAATGTAAATGTTAATGAAAATGAAAATGTAAATGTAAATGAAAATAATTTATTTGAAGAAAAAAATAAAAATTATGATGAATTAGAAAAGTTAAGAAAAACAATAGAAAATTTAAATACTAGTCATCATTTAGAAATTGCAAAAATATTCAAATTAAATAACATTAAATTAACTGAAAATAATAATGGTATTTTTATTAATCTAAATAAAATTCCATTAAGTATAATAAAAGAAATAAAAAATTATATGGAGTTTATAAAAACACAAGAAAATTTAATAAAAATAGATGAATCAAAAAAAGAAACATTAGAAAATATTTATTTTAAAGATAAACAAGAATCTGTTGATGAATGTGAAATATAATATTTTAAAACATATTAAAGATTTAATTTTAATTATAATGATAATATTTAATTATGTATTCTTTAAATATTAACAACGATAAAATAATTCATGATTTAGAGATTTATATGTTAAATTCAATAAAAACTGGTTGTCTTGAAATAGTTAATGATAAAATAAAAAAAATAAAAAATGAAAAACCTTACATTCCACGAAATAATATTTTTGTAAATTATAATAAATTAAAATCAAATATTATGAAAAACCTGTAAAGAAAAATTTAATTTTACATGATAAATTATTTTGGTGTTTTTATAAATTATATAATAATATAAAAGATTCAGATTTAGAATATTTAAATACATTTACAGTTGAAAAAGAATTTAAGCTTGCAGTATTGATAAATTAAAAAAAAATAAAGATTTGCTAAAAAAACACAAAATTCAAAAAAATAATGTTGAAAGTGAGATTACAAATGATAAACAAATCTCTCTTAATTCATTTAAAACTTTGTGTATATTATATAATGTTAATATTATAGTTATTAAAGATAATAATACATATACACGATTTACAAATGATAGTTTAGAAAGTTGTATTGATAATTTAGATAACTATAAAACAATAAAATTATTATATAAAAATTCATCTTCAATTAATACTAATTTTGAAATTATAATGAATATTAATAAATTAGAAGTAGAAAATGTATTAACTAAATATTTTTATGTAAGAAATCTTGAAAAACCATTAAAATCGTTTAGTAGCTATAAGTTAGATGAAATTATTGAAGTAGCGAAAAAATTAGAAATTAAAATTTGTCATGAAAGCGGTAAAAAGAAAACGAAAATGGAACTTTATTCTGATTCTCTCAAAAAATTATCATAAATTAATTTAAAATTGATTTATTATTTAAAAGTAATAAAAATAATAAACCAATATATATATTATGTCTAAATCAAAAGAAACAATAAAATCAAAAGAAATATTAAAAGAAACCTCAACAGATGTAATTTCTCAAAAAAAGTTTAAAACTGTGATTGAGTCTGAAGATGATTCAGATAATACTAAAAAATTAAAACGACTAATAAACATGTATTTAGTTAATATGTCTAAATTAGCTGATAATATGGTTCCTGAATTAGAAGTAAGATTTGGAACAAAAAAAATTAAATCTTTAAGTAAAATAGATTTTTATAATGTTATAAAGAGTTTATTAAATCATAATTTTACTAATACACTTGAAAATTATTATTTAAAAATTATAACTGATAATGAATTATCCAATATAAGAACACAAATTAATGGTTTTCCAAATATTCAACATTATTGTAAATATAATACTATTCAAAATTTACCCGATCCTTATAATGTTGAATTTATTGAAAAAGATTATTATGTAAATGAAGGAACAAAAATTTATCCTTTGGATTTTGATGACTACAATTTTCGTATTTCATATCAAATTGAAAAAATCTATAATAAAAATAATGAAACTATTAACAATATTTATGATAAATGGAATTCTACAAAAAAAATTTTTCGTTATATTAAAAGATTTGAGTTTACTCATCCTGACTATCCATTTTTAATACATTGTAGTATTGTTAAAACATCTAGAACAAATGGAGGTAAACTTATTCCACAATTTTATATAAATGATTCAGGTGTATTTAATTCTTCTGAACAATATGAAATTGAAATTGAATTAAATAATTCAATTGTAGGCATTGATACTAAATTTTCGACTGGTTTGATTATTTATCAAAAATTAAGACAACTTATAAAATATGTATTAATTGGAATTCAACAAACTAATTATCCTATTTCTTTACTTGAACAAAATCAAATTATTACTAATTATTTAAAAATTACTAAAAATAAAGATTATGATGAAACAAAAAAACCTAATAATAGTGATTTTATAGGACCTTCATCATCTACATTACAAATGATTAATTTAATTAATGAAAGTGATATAAATGAAACAAACAAAATGATGCCAAATATTCGTAAAAATTATACTGTAACAGACAAAGCCGATGGTTCAAGAAAACTATTATTTATTAATGAAAATGGTAAAATTTATTTAATAAATACTTTGATGAATGTTGAATTTACTGGTGCATTTACTGAAGAAGATGAATTATTTAATAGTGTTATTGACGGTGAACATATTAGTCATGATAAAAATGGAGAGTATATTAATTTATTTGCTGCATTTGATATTTATTATATCAATAATAAAAATGTAACTGGTTTACCTTTTGTTAATTTAGAAATTTCAAAAACACAGGATGTAGGTGATGATGATGATGATGATAAAAAAGAAGAACAACAGAAAACAAAATATAAAAAAGATAATTCAAGATTAGTTATTTTAAAAACTGTAATTAAAAAATTAAATCCATTATCGGTTGTTTCAAAGTCTAAATCTCCTATAAGTATTGTAACAAAAAAATTTTATGCAAATAATATATTTGGTGGTTCTGCTACAATTTTAAATAATGTCAAAGAAGGTTTATTTGAATATAATACAGATGGATTAATATTTACACCATCTAATACTGGCGTTGCTAGTAATAAAGTTGGATTTTCTGCGCCAAATTTTAAAATTACCTGGAATGAATCATTTAAATGGAAACCACCAGAATTTAATACAATTGATTTCTTAGTTAAATTTCAAAAAAATGATTATGGTGGATATAAAGAAAGCTATATTCATAGTAGTGGTGTAAATTTAACTAAATCTAGTCAATTTCAAAAATATTATACTTTAATCTTACATGTTGGTTTTGATGAAAAAAAACATGGATATATTAATCCATGTAATGATGTTTTAAATGATTATATTATTAAAAAAGATAATCATGATTCACATAAATCAACATATAAACCTGCTCGTTTTTATCCTACAAATCCTTCAGATGAAAATGCTGGATTATGTAATATTATTGGTAATGTAGATGAATCAAATAATTTAAAAATTTTTACAGAAGAAGGTGAAGAAATTGAAGATAATACAATTGTCGAATTTAAATATGATAATACAAGAGAATCACAATGGAAATGGATTCCTTTAAGGGTTAGATATGATAAAACATCCGAATTAAGAAGTGGAGGTAAAAATTTTGGTAATGCTTATCATGTAGCAAATTCAAATTGGCAGTCTATTCATAATCCAATTACAAATGAAATTATTACAACTGGTAATCATATTAAAATTGATAATAATGATGATGATGTTTATTATAATAAAGTAAATACTCAATCAGAAACTCGTTCATTGAGAGATTTTCATAATTTATATGTAAAAAACATGTTAATAAGTAAATTATCTAATAGTGGAAGCACTTTAATTGACTTTGCATGTGGTAAAGCTGGTGATTTGCCAAAATGGATAAATGCTAAATTAGCATTTGTATTAGGTTTAGATTTAAATAAAGATAATATTGAGAATAGATTAGATGGAGCTTGTGCAAGATATTTAAATTATGCTAAAAAATATTC